TCTCCAAAGGATAACCTGGATCAGTCAAATGATTATTATGACACAATGATTGCATTGAAGAAAATCAATGCAAGTGATATTAGTCAAGTTATTAAGAAAACAACTTGGCAGGCTGGAATTACTTATGATATGTGGAGGAATGATATTGATAGAGACAATCCTTCACAACCATCAGGTGCATTTGATATCTATGATGCAAATTATTATGTAATGAACTCTGATTTCAGAGTTTATATCTGTCTTTATAACAATGCAACTGTAGAAAACAATTATCAAGGTGGTCCTTCACTTGATGAACCCACTTTCACTGATTTAGAACCAAGAGAAGCTGGTAACAGTGGTGATGGATATATTTGGAAATATCTTTATACTATTCAACCAAGTCAAGCAATTAAGTTTGACTCAACAAATTACATTCCTGTTCCTTCTGATTGGAACACCAACTCTACATACACAGCAGTAAGACAGAATTCTGCTGTGAGTGGACAATTGAAGATTGTCACAGTTAGAAATAGAGGTGTTGGACTTGGAACAGCAAATAGAACTTACACTAATGTTCCCATTCTTGGAGATGGTGAGGGTGCAGAGGCAACAATCATCATCAACAATGATTCAAAGGTAGACTCAATCACAGTTTCTAAAGGTGGTAGAGGTTACACATTTGGAACTGTTGATTTAGAAGCAGGTAATGTTCCAACAGGATCCACTTCACCAGTTTTTGATGTTATCATCCCACCTCAGGGTGGTCATGGTGCTGACATTTATAGAGAACTTGGGGCATTGAGTGTTCTTTCTTATTCAAGATTTGAAAATGACACAGAGAACCCAGATTTCATTACAGGTAACCAATTTGCAAGAGTTGGAATTATTGAGAATCCAAAGTCCTATGGTTCTTCTCAAAATCTGTCACTGGACAAGGCCAGTGCAGTTTATGCTTTGAGATTGACTGGTACAGGTTACAGTGAAACCACTTTCACACCTGATGACACTATTACTCAAACTGTTGGTCTTGGTTCAACTGCGGTTGGACGAGTTATCTCTTATGACCAAATTACTGGTGTTCTTAAGTATTGGCAAGATAGAACCAATAGTGGATTTAATTTTGATGGAACACAAAACCCAGATCCAACTTATGGGTTTAGAGAAAACAGATTCACTTCAGACATTTTAGGTGGTGGAAGTCTAACAATTGTTGGTGGAAGTCGTAATCTTGCAATTAACACTGATTTCCAAGGTGTCTCAACAGTCCTAAATAATAGGACATATTACCTGGGACAAAACTTTATTGACGGTGTTGCACAACCTGAGGTTGAAAAATACACTGGAAACATTGTTTATGTTGACAATAGACCTTCAGTTACAAGGTCATCGTCCCAAAAAGAAGATGTAAAAGTTATCTTGCAGTTCTAAGAAATCATGCCACAGGAAACTAACCTTAATGTTGCTCCTTATTTTGATGATTATGATGTAAATAGTAACTATTATAAGGTCCTTTTTAAACCAGCTTATCCTGTTCAAGCAAGAGAACTGAATAATCTTCAGTCAATGTTGCAGAACCAGATTGAGGATTTTGGTAACCACATTTTTAAAGAAGGGGCCAAGGTTATTCCTGGTCAGTTGACTTATAATAAGAATTATTATGCAATTCAGGTTGATTCAGAATTTCTTGGTATTCCTGTTTCAATCTATGCAGATCAATTGATTGGAAAATATATTAAAGGTGAAACTTCTGGAGTAACTGCTAAGATTGTAAACTATCTCAATGAAGAACAATCAGAAAGAGGTGTCTTCACATTTTATCTTGAATATAAAGAGTCATCTACAACTGATTTAGCAACTCAAACATTCAGTGATAATGAAGTTCTACTTACACAATCTGATATTTCTTTTGCAACTACTTTCATTTCAGCTGGTGAAGGTTTTGCAAAGGCAATTTCTATTAATGCAAATGCAATTGGTTCATCCTTTGCATTAGAAAATGGTGTTTACTTCATCAGAGGTTATTTTGTAGATGTCTACAAGCAACTTCTGATTCTTGATCAATATAGTAACACTCCTTCTTATCGCATTGGTTTCCTAGTCAAAGAAGAAACAATTTCTTCAGATGTTGATCCAACACTTACTGATAATGCACAAGGGTTCAATAATTACACAGCACCAGGTGCAGATAGATTAAAAATTACTGCAACTCTTACTAAGAGATCACTTGATCAGGTTGAAGACTCAACAAGTTTCATTGAACTCGCAGAAGTTCAGAATGGTTTTCTAAGAAAAATTGCATCTAATACAGAATACAATTATCTTGGTGATGAACTTGCTAGAAGAACATTTGATGAATCTGGTCATTATTATGTTAGAGCATTTAACACCACTGTTAAGGATAGTTTAAACAATGGTTTTGGTAATAGAGGAATCTATAATCCAACACAACTGACTCCTGGTGGAAACACTCCAAGTGATGATCTTGCTCTCTATAAGTTATCACCTGGTAAGGCATATGTAAGAGGATATGAAATTGATGTCAAGGGACCAACATTCCTTGAGTGTCCAAAACCAAGAACTACAAGGACTCTTGAAAGTCAAGGAATTAACTTTGCGTTTGGACCAACATTTACAGTTAATAATTCTACTGGTGCACCAACACTTGGATTTGACACAACAAACATTATCTCCTTAAGAGATTCAAGAGTTGGAACAGATCCCCTTGTAGCATCAGGTAAGGAAATAGGTATTGCTAGATTCTATGACTTTGTTTTAGAGTCAGGTGCATATGATGCCACCCTTCCTGCACTCAATCAGTGGGATCTGACTCTCTTTGATATTCAGAACTATTCTGAGTTTACAGTTAATGAGAACACAACTCTTACAGTTCCAACTTTTATTCGCGGTAAGCAGAGTGGAGCAAGTGCTTTCCTGAGATATGATGTTTCTGCAGGAACAGCCTTTACTGCATATGATGTAAAAGGTGAGTTTTTCCCTGGTGAAAGAATTGTTTTCAATGGTGATGACACAGATGGAAGAACTGTCACTGATTACACAGAATATGAAATCTCTGATATTAAATCTGCATTCTCTTCAGTAGGTGTTGCAACTTTCTCTGCGGATTTAATTTTAACTCCAAGAACTACAATTGGAATTGCTTCAATTACAGCAACAAGTGGTGGAGTATCAACAGTAACCACACCTGGTGGTGGTTTTCCTGGAATTGTTACTGCTGGTAACATTATTCAATACTCAATTGCTACTAACTCAGTTCCATCATTTGCAAATGTAAGAACTGTAAACACCAATTCTTTGATTATTGAACCTGTAGAAACAGTAACAGGTTATAGAATTGGTTCACTTCCAACCTCAACAACTGAAGTCACAGATCTTAGTGTTGTTGAAGCAGGGTTCCAAAGACAATCAACTGGTGCAAACTTTGCATCAAATCAAACACTTTATAGTGTCTTCCCCAAAAAGAACATTTCTTCTGTTGATCTCAATTCTGCAAGTTTGAGTATCAGAAGATCATTTAGTGTTGATATTAATAGTGGATCAACAACACCAGTTTCCTCTGGTGTAAATGAATTCTTCCTTGCCTTTGATGAAGAAAGATACACACTTATCAGATCTGATGGAACAACTGAGGTCATTACTTCAGATAAGTTTGCATTTACAAATGGTAATCAAACTCTCACTATCAATGGTCTGACTGGATCCAATGACACTGGTGCAACTCTAACAACAACTCTTAGAAAGAGTAAAATTACTGCCAAAAAGAAAATTAATAACATCAGCCAATCTGTTGTTATTAACAAATCAGCATCAAGAGCATCTGGAGTTGGTGGAACCACTCTCAATGATGGTTTGACTTATGGTAATTTCCCTTATGGAACAAGAATTCAAGATGACATTATCTCACTGAACGTTCCTGATATTATCACTATCTATGGTGTATTTGAATCAACTGGGACTACAGAACCATTTGCACCATCAATGACAACTGCATCACTTGATGGTCCAACATCAACAACCAATGATCTGATTCTTGGTGATGAGATTTATGGAACAATTAGTGGTGCAAGAGCAATTCTTATTGCCAGAAAGAATGATACTAGTGTCTATTACATCTATAAAAACAAAACACCTTTCCAAAGAGGTGAGGTAATTAACTTTATTGATTCTGGTGTTAGTGCCATTTCAACAGACATCACATCAAATGGTAACAATATTACCAAAAACTTTAAGTTCTCTAATGGTCAAACAGGAACATTCTATGATGTCTCAAGACTCATCAGAACCACAGATGCACCTATTCCAAAGAAACAACTGAAGGTCTATTATCAAAGTGCAAGTTACAACCCAGCTGATGATGGTGATATCACTCTTACAAATAGTTACAGTGATTTTAACTTTAGTAATGGAATTCCAACATTTAACAGACAGAGAATCAGTGACTTTGTAGATGCACGTCCAAGAGTTTCTACTTACAATGTAGCACCTAATTTGCGTTCTCCATTGGAATTTTATGGTAGATCATTCAATGGTGGACAACATAGCTCTAGAGATGTGATTGCATCTGATGAGAATATGACTGTTTCTTATGACTACTTCTTGGGAAGAATTGATTCAATTTATCTGACCAAAGAAGGTGTGTTTAATGTTAAATATGGTGCCCCAGATGACAATCCAAAACCACCAGAAGGTGTTCCTGGAGCAATTAATGTTGCTAACATTTATCTCCCACCATATACCTTTAATGTCAATAATGCAAAGGTAACTCAACAGAAGTACAGAAGATATCAAATGTCTGATATCTCTAAACTTGATCAAAGAGTTAAAAACCTTGAGTATTATACTTCTCTGAGTCAACTTGAGACTAATACTTTAAATCAGTTTGTACCTGATGCCAATGGTCTGAATAGATTCAAATCTGGAATCTTTGTTGACAACTTCACTTCAGTTGAGACACAAGATCCAACTATTGGAATTAGAAACTCTGTAGATAGAAAGAGAAAAATCCTCAGACCTTCTCACTACACAACATCTTTCAACACTGTAATTGGTAACACAACAATTGCTGGAATTGGAACAACAACTGCATCAAATCAAGATTCTAGATTTGCAGATGTTATGGGAAATAACATCAGTAGAACAAATCAAGTAATTACTCTTGACTACACTGAACAATCTTGGTTGTCACAAGATTTTGCAACAAGAGTTGAAAGTGTAACTCCTTATCTTGTTACTTTCTATTCTGGTTCAATTAAGTTTGATCCAACTGTTGATGTTTGGATTGATGTTACACAACTTGAAGTCAATGATGTTGTTCAGGAAGGTTCCTTCAACGCTATGGCTGACATGGTTCAGGCAGAAGTCACTGAAGACGCAGATGGTGGAAGAACTGGAGTCAGTCCTATTCAGTGGGAGTCTTGGGAAACCAATGGTGTAAATGTTGATGTTGACATGAGTTCTTCTCAGTCCACTTCAACCTCTACTTCTTCCAGACAGGGAACACAACAAGA